AAAGAGGAAGCACAAGATCGAGGCTGGAAACCAGTCAAAAGAGAAGGTAAACACCGATATTTGTATTTGCTTTCAAATGATAAAAAGCACAAAAAAGAATTAGTAAAAAACTTAATGCTTCCATCACTACCTTATCCAAAAAGTGTGCTACAATAAGCACGCCCTCCTCTCGTAGACCCCATCGTTACTCTTTCCGGTGGGGTTTACTTCTTTCTAATCCAGACTTGTGTGTTCTTAGTAAGCAGTTCAATATCTAACTGATGGCGGTGAAGAAAGAGATCGATACCAACCTGCGGTGCAAGGCGAGGGTCACCGGATGCGTGGCCCCACGTGTAATCATCAAAGGCCATAATGCCACCGGACTTTAGAATCAACCAACTCAGTTCAGCATCTAATAGGACACCAACAGTTGTATGGTCTGCGTCTATGTATATGAAGTCATAATCTTTAAGGTAATTGTATGAGGTGAGGAAGCTAACTGTATCTGTTTGCTTCCAAAGAATCTTATTGTATGGCTTGACCTTAGCCTTGTATGTAGCATAGACATCATCAAAGTCCATAGTCTCGTGATCAGGTTCATCACTACCCTGCCACGTATCAACGTCAAAGAGGATAGATGAATCACCGGTAACAATATGCTTAGCCATCCACACGCTGGCATCTCCTGTGAATGCACCAAGCTGTAAGAAATTAAGTTTCTCTTTACCAGCAAGCGGTGTGAGAAAGGTTCCAAAGTTATGTTTTGCTGTGATGTTAAACCAATTAGGATAGTCTGTCATTTCTTATTGTCCGTACTGTAGAAGCCACTGCCATTGAAGACAACAGTAGGGGCAGACCATACGCGAGTCATAGACTCGTGGCAACCAACGCATACTGGCATCACTTCGGTATCTCTGATGCCACGCTCAACGGTGTAAGTATTCTTGCATTTGTTGCACTCATAATCGTATGTCATTCAAAAGCCTTTTCTATGAAGCGAATGGTAGAACAAGGGTAATTTAATCCATCACATTCAACGCAACAATCTCCCCATTCACCATTAGGTAAAGTAATTTCTTGAGGTTTATGCAATTTTACTATATCTACAAGAGCAATAAAAGATTGATGTTCTTTAATACCCATTTTATGTTCTGCTTGATATTTAAGTGCTTCTAATAATTCATCATATGTAACTGGTTCACTGCTATACAATAATTGATACTTATATGTCATAACTTCACCGCTTCCCTTGTATCAATAAAACCTACTACCTTTTCTACCCTGCTATTGTTCTCAAACTCTGTTGTCGCTGGCATCTCACGCACAAACCAGTAAGGTTCATCTATCTCTGTGAGATCAAAGGAGTAGATACCAAGTGGCGTGCTGTTGATATAGAAGGGCAGAAGGTCGCGGTGATAGGCCTGCTCTATCAGTTTGCGATACTTCATCTGCTCTATAAGTAGCGTAGGATAATGGGTTTGGCGACACTTCAATTCAATGAAGTGACCGGCCTTAGCACTGGTACAGTCAAAGGCATCATAGATTCCAGGTGCTCGCTCTAAATCAGGGTAGAGATTAAGTTTAAGAAAGTCGAAAAGTATTAACTCGTTCATTAGTTGTACGGGCTTGGCCCACCCAGTTTGGCGTTCAGTTCACGCAGTGCACGGTCACACCTACGGTCTGCAGTGGTGAGGTGACAGCCTAGTATGACACCAATCTCTTCGAGCTTTAAGTTCTCGTGGTAGCGCAGTACTAAGATTCTCTGATCTTCTTCATCCAACTTTTCATAGCAGTTCTTAATATCAATAAGCATAGCAAGAAGATTCCCACCTTCTGCAGGGCTTGACGAACCTTTAGGTTGTCCATCTTTAATCATCTCCTGTGCTTGTTCTAGTACTGTTCCATCAATCACTGATGCAATAACAAAGGGTAACAACTGAGCCAGTGCACCAGTCTGGTAGTAGGCTTCATCACTAGTGTGATAGCCGGACTTGATTGCCTTTTCTTTGCGACAGTAGCGTTCTGCTGCACGCTTCATCTGCCACGCTATCTTCTGCTCGTTGTGCCTAAGTTCATCCTTGTTCTCTACGCTTAACTGCTCGTTAATATATTCAGTACGAATCAAAGCCCACTGTACGCACTCTTGTTTAATATCGTCGCGGTCTACATACTTGTTGTACTGGTTGTGCACAACACGAGCAATGCTCGGTACGATATCGTAGACGATAGGGTTGAGTTCAGTCATTAACTATCCTTTGCTGAGCAATAGCATAATATTCAGCATCCATTTCAATACCTATAAAATTTCGATTTAATTCTTTACAAGCTAAACCTGTTGTGCCTGAACCCATAAACGGATCTACTATTGTGTAATCAGGCGGCAAGATACCTACAATTCTTTTCATAACTTCTAAAGGCATCTGACAAGGGTGAGCAGTCTTGTCTTTGGATACATTTTTAACCTGGTTAATCTCCCACCAATCATAAAGTCTTGCAGTCTTGCCATCAGCAATTCTTTGCATAATTCTTTTATCTGTGGGATTTTTATATGGTTGTCCGTACTGCTTAAAGTCTGGTTTGATACCAAAGAATGCTATGTCTCGGTGTTGTTTTGCTGTATTAGAATTGTAAACCCAACTTACAACTTTGTCCGGGAATTCACCAACTTGAAATGCTATTTTGTATATTTCTTCAGGATAATGAATAACAACAAAAGGAGCATACTCAAATATAGAAGAAAGCATCTCATAATACTCTTCTGAATCCATATTATCTTTGTAAGTATTATAGTGATAGCCAACGTTAAAAGGTGGGTCAGTTACAATTACAAACTTTTCTTCCTTTGCTTTTATTTTAGGAAGTTCTTCCAATGAGTTACCTAATATAAGTTCTTGTTTAGTCACAGTCAGGTAGCACCAAATCTATAGTGTGCTGAATGTTCAGCAACTTGATAGCAAGGAAGTCTATGTAGTTACTAGCATCTGCTAGTTCTTCAATCAATTCTCTGATGGTATCTGATGTAGTAAAGGACTCGAACTTCTGTCCCTTAGCGTGCGAGTACTGCTCGTGGCCCACGCCTTTGACTCTGTTAGCACGAAGGGATGCAAACGATTCAATGAATGATGTTAAGTCCTCGGTGGATACACCACCTGCACGGTAACCAACTACTGCAAGGTGATCTACTAACGGGTTGCTATTGGACATATCAGAAGTGTCTCCTTCTCGTAATTGATTTCCAGGATGTGAAAGCCCATAGTATGCAAAATCTGTACCATCTGCGACCATTCACTCTTATCCATTTCCTTCACCCACTAGCAAAGTCTGTGTCGCTTGCGCTCCATAGGCTAAGTAGTAGTCGTTAATGTCCATATTAGGTGGTAAGTGTACTATTGTCCCATTCAATACCTCGGAAGCAACGCGCTTAGAAAACTCAGCGCCTGGGTTAGAACCATCTTCCTTTACGTCATTATCTCCTACGATATAGACCGTGTCATAACCATTAAGTAACTTAGCAAAGTGTGGCTTCCAAGCCTGCACTCCAGGTACTCCCACTGCTGGGATACCCAGTACACCTGAGACTATGACTGTATCTAACTCACCTTCACACACAATGATGTGCTTACTGAGGATAGTTGTATCTACTACGTTATAGAGGTGAGCCTTCTGTCCTGTAGGGCTACCGTACTTAGGCTTACCGTCATCTAACCTGCGAAACTTGAAGCCTACGCAGTGGTTAAGTGCAGTGATGTATGGAATAGATAGCCACCCATCGTGCATCTCGTGACCGTTCATAGGATCAGTCACACTGCCAAGCATATAGAGCGCAGCTACCTCTTCAGATATCCCACGTTCTGCTAGCGCGACGATTGCCTCTGGACTTATCTGTTGTGCGTATCGTTGCGCCGCTTCCAGCTGCAATTTCGACTGCGCGTTTGAGGCCATCGTTAAACTCCAAGTTCTCTAGTATGCAAACTATGTTTGCTGCATTACCACCCTTACCGCAGGTATGGCAGTAATACAAGTTATCGTATGTGTTAATGACAGCAGACCTGCGACTGTCACTATGTAAGCAGCACCGCACACTAGCTGACTTACCTTCTCTTACTTCACCGCCAAAGAATCTGACGATGGCATCTATTGGGATGTCGTTTGCATCTACTTTCCCTTTGAACTTTCCCGTCTTACGTATCCTGGACCAGTCTTGTGCTGGCATTCGCATCCCCTGCACTTCTCGTGCCAGTGTGCAGCACGCTTGTAGTGGCTAGCCTTGTTCTCTTCACCTGCCTTGATGCAGTCCGAGCAGATCATTCTT